GTAAGCCCATATCTTATTATAAATATTTGTTAATTATTAATTGCTCTCTCCAATTTGTGCTGCCATCCAAAAAACCTCATCTGATGCAAATGCTAAATTTGCATTTGCGTTTATTGTAAACCCAGATGATGTTTTCGACTCTATACTCCATGTTCTACTAGCTGTTCCTGTTATAGTAACAGCGTAATTGTTATCTGCAAATGCTGTAGCAAATGTAACCGTTGCTTTTTTAGGATTTCCAGCAAATGTAGACCCAGATACAGAACCATTTTTTTGTTTTAAAACTCCAGATTGAGGTTGAAATATTGAATATAAGTCTGTGCTTCCAGATACAAAAGTTGTGGCGCTTAATGTTACAAAAGAACTAGCGCCTGAAGATGTTATTGAGTTAAACGATGGAGATGCAACCGTACTTATAATAGGCAATACTGATGTTCCACCAGTTGTTATATTTGAACCAGGTTGCACCTGAGTATGTGGAGTATCAGTTCCAATTGCTTGAAATATGTTATATAAATTAGTTGAGCCTGAAAATATTGTATTTGCTGAAAAATTTCCAATTACATTTGTATTTCCAGAAATTGTTCCACCTGTTAATCCTAAAAATGAGTTTGAGCCGAATTCAAATACATTTGAACCGTCGTAACTAAATATCTTTTTATCAGTAAGGTTTGTCGCTAATTCGCCAACTTGAATTAAGTTAAGTTCATCTCCTGTGGTTCCTGTGGGTATTTTCCCGGAAACACTGGTTCTTTTTGTTATAATACGTACAGGCCTATTCGCCATTATAGTGAATTATTTAATTCTGTTTACGACCTATATAGGCCCACAATAAAAAAGCAAGGTATATACCTTGCTTTTAAATAGTTTAAAATTTAGTAAATTCCACCATTAGTATTGGCCGCCATCGAGCACATCTAATTCGGCCAAAACTCTTACTCCGCCAGGAGAAGAAGTTGTGCCAGATTCTCTAATGTAAATATCATTCAAATTAGTAGCAAAACCTCTATTTGCAACGCCGGTTGCAGTTCCTCTAATATCCCAAAAAACATCACCACTTGCAATTCCATCGCCGTCCTGAATTGACAAGCCAGCACCTAACGATGTTGACGTTGTACTTGCTGTAGGGTTATAGTTTAAAATAATATTATTATCCTCAATATATAATTGAGATGTGAATGCGCTTATCGCTTGACCCATAATGGCCACATCACCCCATATAACAACATTACCACTTAAAGAAGATGAACCAACTTGCATATTTTGAGCAAACAATGTGCTTGAACCGTCGTCATATGTAAATCCGCTATCATTTTTTAATAATCCTCCAGTAGTAGCGTATACAGCCCAACCAGAAGTTAAATTACTATCAGTAATTGCAGTAGCTGTTAATATTTGGGTATTTAAAATATTTCCAGTTCCTGTTCCAGAAAATGAAATATTATTTACAAAAGGTGATGCAACCAAGTTTACTGTTGGAGCCGAAGCTGTTCCGCCAGTTGTAATGTTTGTTCCGGGCTGCACTGCTGTGTGTATAATACTTGAGGTAGCACCTGTTACAACACTATTGATTATATCACCTAAATTTGTTGAACCAGAGTATAATGTTCCACCACTTATTGTATTTGCAGATAAAGCTCCACCTGTTGCGGTTCCGGAGAAAGTTAAATTGTTTATAGAAGGTGATGCAACCAAGTTTACTGTTGGAGCCGAAGCTGTACCACCAGTTGTTGTATTTGTTCCTGGTTGAACAAATGTATGAGGCCCAGATGCAGATACAATATTTCCAATAACAGTTTCAAGATTTGTACCAGCTGAATAAAAGGTTGTGGCTGATACGTTTGTTGCAATTGAATTTCCACCGGTCGATGTTCCTGAGTAATTAATGTTATTAAAAGACGGAGAACCAACAACTGAAACGGTATAATCATTACCAGATAGTTGCACATTAATATTTGAACCGGCGCTTACACTAGTTCCAGAAAGTTCTCCAGATGTTAAAAATATAGAATACAAATCTGTTCCACCTGATTGTAAAGTTCCTGTAAAATTTGCCGTTCCAGAAACAGATAAACCATTTACAGAAGGCGAATCTACAAGATTAACTGTAGGATTATCTGCTGTGCCACCAGTTGTAATATTTACGCCTGGCTGAACTCTTGTTGTTGTTCCTTGTATATCTGAAATATTTCCAAGAACAAAACCTGCAGATGTACCACTTAAAAATGTTCCAACTAAACCAGCACCAGTTACTCCTGAATATGTTGAAATAATTCCTGTGTTACCACTAATAATAAAATTACTATTAATGTTTAAACGATTTGAAATTTTTTGATTATAAACACTAGAGCCTACTTCAAAAACATTTGCTTGAGAAGATGGCTCAAAAGAACCACCTGTTGTTGCAGAAAATTTAAGAACACCATCAAATAGATTTATAAATGGTTCACCCATCAAGGCAGAGCCTGGTATTGCGCCACCTGTTGTTTGTTTCTTTTTTACTAAAATTGTTACTGGTCTATTTGCCATTTTTTATTATTTTATGTTATATTATTAAATAGTGTTGTTTTTTTATACCCAATCATTCACATTTAAATTTCCATCAATTGTATCACCTGTTAATACAATATTATCTTCATAAACCAGGACACCCCCTAATTGTATCTCTGGAGTGTATACTCTTGTTGTGGCTGTAAAAAAAACAGATACCCCACTTACGACATGCAAACTTCTAAATCTCTTAATGGGAGAGCCTATATTTACAATATTGTCTCCAATTGGACTAATTTCAGAATTTACATAAATATTTATTCCTGAAAACGTTGTAGCGCTTGCTTGCCAAAAATTAGTATTTCCACTTGTATATAAGTCATTTAAACTGGCTCCTGTTATGTTTATTGAAGTGTTTAAAAGGGTACCGGCGGTAAAAGTATTTATGCCACTACTTATTGTTGTACCTCCTGAAATAACTGAATTTAATAAATCACCCAAATTCGTACTTCCTGAAAATATTGTTGTAGCAGATAAGTTAGCAGTAAAGAGGGTGTCTCCAGTAACTGTTCCGCCACTGAGATTTAAAAATTCCCTTTTTATTGGATAAAAATAATTGCCACTTCCCATTTATTATACGTCGTTTACGTCTTTTAAAATATTAACCTCAATAGCACCAAGAGTGGGTACTGTCATTTTTTTGCCGTCAGAAAAAAATAATTCAAATTCTGCTTTGTATTTACCAGAAACATCAGTATCTCCTTCTATCCAATTATATTGAACACTGCCGCCAGAATAACAAGTTATAACTGCAGGCATTGAAGATATTTTTAAATTTCCACAATCATCTGCCATAGAAAATGTACAAGCTGTTACTTCGCTTAAGTCAAATGGAATAACAGAACCAAGACAACCTCTAGCTTTTACATTAACTTGAAGTGTTGGAAGCGTATCATTTTGCTTCATTTGAAATGTTATTATATTCTGTTGCATTATATTTTTGCTAAAATTTCTATATCAATTCCATAAGACGGAGAAACAATCTCTACATCAATAGGGCCACTAATATTATACGGGTTTAACCTAAATCTTGTTATTACTTTTTTTATTGGTGAATTTAAATCGTAAACAACGCTCCAAATTAACTCATATACATTATCAAAAGAATATAAAATAGGATTTAAATTAACATAATATCTTCCTAGTGATTCATTTTGAACAATTAAAGTTTCAGTTTTTGCTGTAGAGTTATTTATGTACGTATCTGCAGAAAGCTCTACAGGAGCAATTAAAGTATAAGTGTCAGCACTAGAAAAAGCTGTTGTACTTATACAATAAAAATCTCTATAAAGTGTTAAATTTGCCATGGTACCAACAATAATATTGTTAGCAATAAATAGTAATCAAAAAAAGAGAGGCCTATATTATAAGCCTCTCAAATTTATTATTTTTATTATAAGAATTTTAGTTTATGCTAAAAGACATCTATCTGGTTGTATAGTGATTTTACACTTAATAACATCATCAGAACCGTAATCGAATGAATCGAAGTCTGCAGATGTAATCATACAACCTACCATTGTCCATTTTTCAACGTCAACACCTACCGGGTCAAGAGCTTTAAGAACAAGATTTTTCTTGTATCCTACAGCATATCCCATTTTTCCAGTTGCTGATTCAGCATGTAGACGAACCCACTCCATAACTTTTTGAGTAGTAGATGGTCCTATTACATCGATAAATTCGATATCAATAGTTTCCCATTTGTATCTACCAGCAACGAAAGTTGAGGTGTTCATATACTGAATTTCAGTAGAATTGATTGTTATTTTAGGTTTTCCGGAAGTCTGTACTAAGTAAGACTCAAATCCAAGCTCAGTTGGAAATTCAAGGTAAAATCTATTTTTTCTTTTTGGCTCCTGTTCGATTGGAACTGGACGAAACATTACTACTCCCATGTTGT